GTCGTGTTACGCAAAACAGGAATGGCTGACGCAGCGCAAGCTGCTCCCGCCCCAGGGGCGATCCAAGAGTTCATTAATTGGATGAGAGGACAACCACAACAACCAAATGTAGAACCTCTTCCTCAAAATTTTGAGGAAATGATTAGGCGTATAGCTGACCAGCGCCAACTAGATATGGTCAGAGCAAATGAGGACGATCTCCCTGATTTGGCCGCTGCAGTGCTTGACGAACGCTGCTTCGGCAAACAAATCGATGACAAATACGAGATGTTCTGTGGAGCGGTACTGCGGGAATTTTTTGACAAGTACCATATTATCGACCCTAGGCTTAGGAAGGACATTAGGGAAAAAGCCTATGTCATGCACATAAGAAATAGACAACGACCACCAGTGTACATGACAACAGACCTCATGGATCAACTTGAGGCTGTAAATAGAAATGCTGCGGGACAAGTCCAAGTCCGCAGCAATTGGAATCCCTTTAAAATCAACACCAGAAGCATACAAACTGCTTTAAACCAGTCCAGTCCATTGCAGATATCACCATCCTACAATCTATTTCACTATCTTCTCGCGATTTTAAGCCTTTTGGCGATACTTTTGGTCGTCAGATTATTTATTATCCCAGTTACACCAAACCATATAAGTGGTACTATTATCCAAAATCCACTGACACAACATCAGCAGCCTACCATAAACGTCATAGTCCCCGAATCCTACAAGAATATGACGCCCGGCGAATACAAAACTTATACCGCCACATTCGAAAGTTCGTCATCCACCCTGACCCTTTCTCCCGACGACAGTATTGTGACAGCATGTATCCAGCTGCTAAAAGAAACCTTTATCGACATGCCCTTGAAATTCTTGAAGGCGACGGTAGGATCCGTTCCTCTGTTCAACCGTTCACCAAGATAGAAAAAATGACAACTTCAAAATATAAACCACCTCGTATGATCCAAGCTAGACATATATCATTTAACATAGAATACGGGTGTTTTATTAAACCTTTAGAAATACATTTAAGTAAGACTTCTAAACATTCCCTCCATTTTGGCAAGGGCAATTATGATCAAATTGCCGCCCGCATTGATAAACTTCGGCGCAAATATCGATATTATACAGAACTAGATCATGATAGTTTTGACGCGCACATTACACAACAAATGTTATCATTGACTCATAAATTTTATCTATCATGTTATCATCATAATCCTCATTTACGCATGTTATCAAAGCGTACGCTAGTCAACTTTTGTAAGACAAGACAAGGTGACACTTACACAGTAAGTGGTACACGAATGTCAGGAGACGTTGATACGAGTTTGGGTAACTCTCTAATAAATTACGCTATATTGAAAGAGTTGTTATTCAGGTTGGGTTTAAAAGGAGAGATTGTGGTTTGTGGAGATGATTCCATAATCTTTACTAATCAGCCGGTGCCTATAGAAGAAGCACTAGCTATCTTGCGAACTATGAATATGAATTCAAAAATGCCTAAAGAATCAACTTTAAACATACATACAGTTGATTTCTGTAAAACAAAGTTCGTAATAAGAAACGATGGAACTCCAACTATGATGTTTGATCCTGATAGACTTTATTCGTCATTTGGTATGACGCATAAATTGATACCACCACAATTTTATCCAACATATCTTTATGAGGTGGCTTATTGCCATGGATTAACACATTCTAATACTCCATTAGGTTTTGCGTGGCTTGATTTGTGTGAAACTAATATACATTGTCGTGACATGTTCCAAAAGCCTAAGTTTGTAGATGTTGAGTATCTACAAGCTGTTGAACGACAAAGAAAAGCTGAAATCTCTACTCGGGACGGGTTTACCGACACTATGTTTATAGCATATCCCGATTTAATAGAAACCATGGGCAAAATACGATCCATTTTTAGAAGACCTATGAGAACATCAAAACAGTTTATAGAGATTAGTCACGACATTGATACTTTGCGTTTTAATTGTGTGATAAATATAACAAAAAATTACCTTAATATAATTACTAACAAGGGAAACAATCGTCAGTTTCCCACAAAAAAATTGGTTGATACTAATACTAAACAATCACTAACACAAATAGCTTTGGGTCCAATCCAAAGAGAACACCTAATCGAGGATAGGGACAAACTACTGCACAACTCGGAAAAGTGGCTGTTACACACCGATGATGACTGCAATGAATACGGCATATGAGCACCTACAAATGATCTGACCTGACCACTGCAATGGACTAGGCAACATTTTATGCGATAGCACACAAAATACCGAAAGGGGGTCGTGTGCATCAGATAGAGCGAGACAAGAT